AGCTAACGCCTTCCGCGCCGTGCTTCTCGCTTTCCAGCAGCCACTTGCCGAGCCTATGCGCCTGTCCGCGCGACGTGCAGGCGAATGCGGTTATATCGATCTCGTTATAGCCGTGCTGCGCTATGCCTTCCGGGTCTTCGACTGTCTCGACGCTTGGCTCATAGTTGTTGTCTTTGTCGAGAAATGACACGAGACAGGCGTTATGTGTCGCGTTGAAGTCGGGCGAATTGTAGTCAAATCCGGCGTCGTTGAGCGTGTTCGAGTTGCTGATCTGGATATCGGGATCGCGCGGCATGTCAGCGACGACCTGAACCGCGCCGCTTTCCCAAAACGTCATTGCACGAAAGCACGACGCGAGCGCGTTGATGCAGGCGTAGGCTTCCTGCCGTGTGTTTAAAATGAAGTTGGCACTAAACCTCGGCTCAACACCACCGTAACCGTCAGGAACGCGCTCTGACGCATAGCGCGAAATCTCGTAGAGCGTCCATTTGTCGATCTGGCTGTCAGCTAGGTTCGCCCCATATTCATGGGTGAGAAGTTGGTAGAACAACCACGCTGGATCGTCAGTCCATTCCCATTTAAACGTGCCATCCCAAAAATCGGACAGGTAGTATCGACCTTCGCCGCTGTAGTTCAGCGGGACCCTGCACAGCCAGCCCTTATAATCGAACGAGCGCCGAGGAATATTGCTGGTCTGTTCTGCGTTGTAGGTCGTCGCAATGACCGCTGACCGGCTATAGGTTAGTTTGTGGTCAACGATTTCTGTATACGACTGCCACGACATTTCATTGCCAAGCGATGCCCGGTCGCTGTCGGGCGTAATGCGCCAGACTGCTATGTCCCACGGGCCGTCGCCATCAAGCGGCACACGATAGGCCGCAGGATACGCGCCCATGGTTTTGCCTTCGATGATCTGTGAGTAATCGGCCCAGTTTTGCAGTCCTACCTGTCGGGTGCGGATAATGAAATGGACGCTGCTGCCGCGCGTGTCGCCGGTCTTGGTGTCCTGATCGAACAGGGCCGAGAGCACGACCGTTATGCGTGCGGCGGTGGCGTTGACGTTGTTGATGCGGCGGGTAACGATATGCGCGGTACCAGCGCGGACCTTGACGCCAACAGACACTTCAGTCTCAACGGCACTGAAGCCCGGTATCCAATCCTGGTCGGGCGAGCCGTGGCGCTGATCCATCGTGACGCCGGGAAACGTAATGCTCCCATCCGACAACTGGAGCGGCGTGTCATCAAAATAGATGCTCTTAAGATTATCGGCTAACCCGTAAGTAAGCCCCTCGGCAATCACGTCCACGATCCGCGCCGTCATGCGCGCCTGAAGAGTATTCGGTGACTCTACGGGAACGCGCTGCTCGGGCGCTTTGGAACTGCTGCCGCCGCCTGATCCGCTAGTGACGTAAGTATCCGGCATCAGGCGGGGATCGCGAGACGTTCGGTGCTGATGCCCATCGACGCGACAACGGAGCCGCAGCGCACCCGCCCGCCGATGATCGGAACCGGGTTGCCTTGGCTTGCCACGTTGACGGGTGAATTCATCAGGAACGATGGGCGTTCTTCAGGGCGTTCAAGGCTGGCGATATCCGGACCTTTGGGTGTTGGCGTTAACAACTGCGCCACACCCGCGAACGCAAACGCCGCGCCGAACATGGCGACGGTGCCCCAGCCAAGCCCGCCAGCGGCACCACCGGCAAACGCGCCGAATGTGCCGCCCGACGCGACGGTTGCAACCGCGATCAGCGCCACACCCATGATGAGCTTGCCGATGCCACCCTTCTTGCTGCCCGCCGTGACCGGCACGATATGCAGCGGCGCATCCACGGGCAGGCCAAGCTCAAGCGTTTCTTCCGTTACTTGCCGCCCGGTCTTGCGATTTCCCGCCGTAATGCGGTACGCGCCAATGGAGATTTCTTTCTTGAAATCTTTAAAGTTAGCCGATAGCGCACGGACAGCTTCGGCTGTGTTGGCGACGGCAAGTTTGAACGGCCCGCCAAAACGCTTTTTCAAGCGGCCATATAACCGGACTTCAATCATTCGGCGGGACCCTCGTACCGAAGATAATGCGTGACATAGCCCATCCACCTTCCCGCCACATCCGTCTTCGATAGGCGGCTTCTTAAATGATGCAGTATCAAGCCGTTACCCAAATAGATGCCGCCGTGATTGGTGACCGGCGCCAATACCTGCGCCAAGAACACGTCGCCGGGCCGCATCTCTTCCTGCGTGATTTCGCGAAAGCCGCAGCCCCGGAAATTGTCGCGGTACATGTTGCCCGGCACACGATCCACGCCGTCTTCTCGATCCGACCACCATCCGAACTCACGCGGGTAAATCGGCATGGTGATATTGTCCACGCCGAAATAATCTTTCACGAAACCGTATTCGTCGGTTCGGTAGGCATCGCGGATAATGGACAGACAGTCATAGACGCCGTGTATGAACGGACGGCCTACAAGTGGTACAATCGGGAGGTTGAGAGGTGCTTCGTGAAGCTGGTCGCCAAACCAGATAACGGTTTCCTGGCTCAAGCCATCAACTACCACCACCACAGCCCAAGGGCAAGCAGAAACAAGTTGTTGGCGCATGTCGTGCTCCGATGGGCCAGCCGCAAGCGGGCCGTCAGAAGCGTGGAACGAGCCGGATTTCAGGCAGTGAGAATGGATGACAGCAAGGCGTTGCGGGCCGTATTCGTCCTCATCGCCTTGGCTGATCCTGAAATGATTTTCCGGGTCGGGATGGACGTTTTCAAGCGGTAGGTATTCGCCGCCTTCGATGACGAACCCAACGCATTCGTAAGGCCATTGCGTCTCAGCGTGTATACGTGCGGCGGCAGTGGCAGCAGGATATGGGTCCGGGAATATCATGGATGTCAGTTAACCCTTCAACATTCCAGGGAATCCGCCAAATGGGATCGGGTTGTTCCCGAACCGCTTGGAACAGTCGTCCAGCCGCTTGCCGCAGCGGTCGGATGCCGGGTTTCCCGTCTGCGCGCCGTTGGCCTGAAAGTAGAGGTTGCCGGTGTATGGGCACGTGGTTCTGGAGTAGTCGAATGCCCCGCCATTCCAGTGCCTGTAGACCCATGGACAATGGTCCCGCAGCGCCACGCGACCCGGGATCTTGTGCCCCTGTTGGTCGATGGCAGCACCCAATTGCCACTCAATACGCTCGGCGTCGTGGTGAGTTTTACGCCGGATCTCGAAAATGTCCGGCTTCCAATGCGCGTTCGGATCGGCGTCGGGCATGCCATCCAAGTTGTCAACGAACGTGCGCCACCGAATGACGCGCGACCGGCGCAAATCGCCAAAGGTGATGACCGCTGCGCTAATGATGTCCTCACGGGCAACCGTTAGCGTCGGCGTCGGCAACTGTCCGCGCCCGGTCTTGTCGAAGCCAGATGCGTCAATCGGGAGCGCGCGGTACTCGTTGCCTTTCCAGCGAACGGAGCGGTCGCCGAGGTTGCCCGGCACGTAGCGCAGGATGCCTCCACCGATGGGACTTAAGTCGATATCAAAGAGACGAATTTCCGCGCCTGCATCGAGCCGCTGGCTGCGTTGAACAACTCCAACCATGTCTGATACGCCCCTAAACTAGATCAAATACCTGATAAACTTCTGCGTTTACGTCATACCTAGGGCTGTGAACAGGCGAGTCATTTGCCCGCGTTGATGTCCATTTGGAGCAAACATACTTCCTCTGGATGTTGTCTCCCGGAGCCGTCCACCAAAACCACCGGACTCCGCCATGACGGCGGAAGAAATCGACCAATACGTTCCGTTCATCCTGAGTGCGGTTCTTCCACGGGATTGATGTTGTGAGGCCAAGCGTATTTAAGCCATCGGCGAGACGCGCTTCATAGCCGTCACCGAACTTGACCCGACGCACACGGGGTTCTTCGTTATAGGTTGGCGCAAATGCAATGGGGATAGCTGGAAGCGTTTCGGCCACGACGACTCCTTTTCGGACAATAAAAAACCCCGCCGAAGCGGGGTTCATATTAGTTAAGTTCCGTCTAAGTTCGGGATATGTGCTTCCAGGCTATTCTATTCTTTATATTGCCAACCAGCGGGATGCTGATACCATGATCATCAGCGATATCCTGATATTTCCTAGGATCATTCAATATCATCACAGCTTGAGCCTCAGTTATCTTGGCGCTAGGATGCTCTGAACCGACAAGGTTCCTTGCTCGACCCTTGGCTATTTTATCTGCATTATTCTCGGTGACGGTTCCTAACCAAAGATGATCAGGACGTACGCACGAACGCATATCGCATTCATGGAGAACGCAAAGTCCTTCCGGGATTTCGCCTTTATTGATCAGGTACGAAACCTTATGCGCTCCGACTAATTTGCCGTTCATTTTGCATTGGCCGTACCCTTTGCTACGGCTAGACCCCTTCCAGATCCAGCAATCTCCGTCCGGACCATGACCTGGAGTCTTGTCAACCTTCTCCCAAAATCGTTCGGCAACAGGCGGGTAAGGAGTCCTTGCACGGTGAGCCAAGACGCCACGGCAACGGGGAGAGCATGCTCTTGCTCTCAAAGCAGCATAGGGCATCTTCTCAAACAGTTGACCGCACGCTTCACATTGGACAATGATACGGGTAGCCATACCCGACTCCTTTCCAGTCTGGTTGGTGAGAGCCGTCAGCGTCCTGCGAAGACGTTGACGGCTTGCCATATTATACTCGAAATGCATCGACTTGCTCAATGCTAATACCCACCATTGGCGTTGAGGATCCCTCCATTACGAGTTGCAGCAGTCAGCCGCTCATCAACCGCCATACTGACCATTTTCGCGATATTGTTAGCCTGTGCTTCAGCCGCGCCACGGTCGCCGCCAGCAGGAGCGGTAACGTTGATATTGTTGACAACGGTAACGCCGCGTGTACTATTGTCGTTATTGTTGTTGACTGGTTGCATCGCAGCCATTTGTTCTTTCGTAAAGACACCCTCACCCTTTTGCAAGATCGCGGGGGTTTCATTGCTTGCCAATCCGCCCGTGTGGAATTTCGGGAACCCTGCGTATGGCGTGCTCATCATCGGAGCATCGCC